TCCATTGCCCTTAGATGAAATGATCAATAGTTTAAATGAAGTAGTTCAATGGGCTAGAACAAATAATTGTTATACTAATAGAAGTACAGGTTTACACATGAATGTAAGTGTACCTGAGTGTAGCCGTGAAAAATTAGACTATGTAAAACTTGCGCTATTATTAGGTGATGAATATGTATTAGACCAATTTGGTCGTTCAGCAAATAGTTTCGCAAAAAGTGCAATGAGTAATCTAAAGACTAGAGCCACTTATATGCAGAGTGAACCGGAGTTACTTACCTTTTTTGATGAAATGAGAAAGGGTTTAAGTGTAGAAGCAGCAAAACTTATTCATAGTGGAAATACTAGCAAATATGTTAGTATTAATACTAAAGAGGGTTATATTGAATTTCGCAGCCCAGGTGGCGATTGGTTAAATGAAGATATACCTAAATTAGAAAATACACTATTAAGATTTGTAGTAGCATTGGACGCCGCCTGCGACCCACAGAAATATCGTACAGAATATCTTAAAAAATTATATAAATTATTAAAACCTACAACAAAAGGTGATGCACTTGATGTTTTTGCTAAATATTCATCTGGTCAATTACAGAAACAAGACTTGATAACTTTACTTAAAAGAGCAAGAGGTATACAAAAACCTAATGAGCCTATTAAAGCAAAAGTAAGTGCTGGTCCTGCTGAACCGGCATTTGGTCAACCACCAAGTAGGATGCCTGAATATCAAATTTATGACAGTAGAACTGGTGAAGAATATGAACTTTTTCAGGCATACGATGATGAAGCCGCATTGAGTCGTTTAGATGATTATCGTCGCATGGCTAGAAATAGTGCTAGTTCACTAGATCCTAATAGGTTTGTTCTTCGGCATGTGGTGAATGGATAACAAAAGGAGTATATTATGAAAAAAATTATAGCAATCGCATTATTGGTAATATCAACTACAGTTGAAGCACAAAAAACACCCCAAGGTGTTATATATGATTTTCCTATTACTAGGGTATTAGATGGAGATACTGTAGCATTTCAGGCTACATTTTTACCACCTCCACTTAAACAAGAACTTAGTATAAGAGTATTTGGTGTAGATACACCTGAAAAAGGATTCAGAGCCAAATGTCCACAAGAAGATCAAAGAGGACAGGCTGCTTCAGCATTTACTAAAGATTTAGTTACTCATGCACAAAAACGCCAAGTTGTTATTATGGACTGGGATAAATTTGGTGGGCGTGTATTGGGAGATGTTATTCTTGATGGTAAGAGCTTGCGCGAACAATTAATTACAAATAATTACGCTAGAGCATACTTTGGCGAAGCAAAACAATCTTGGTGTAACTAACTATAATATGATAACTGAATCTTTTATTGGCGAAGCTGCGGTTATGGAGTTATATAAAAAACTCCCTGGCCTATCCAAACATAATTATAACTCCATTGACAAGTTAATGCGAATGATTGCACAAAAACATGAACTTAGTAGTGATGCATTAAATGATTTATTTGTGAAAAAGTTTAAGCGTAGCCCTGATAGTTGGGTCAAAGGAAAATTAGATGAATCAGATGTTGAATGTGATTTGGAAAAAGAAGTAGAAAAGTTTGCGGATTGGGCTTCTAAGAAGTTAAATTTACAAACTATGCCCAAAATTAATTTAAGTATGGATACTGAAGAGGCTCAAACTAATCATCATACCGGTAGTCATACTGACGGGGACAATAGTGTTTGGGTCTATGCCAAAAATCGTAATTTGGTTGATATACTAAGAACGGTTTTTCACGAGTTGGTTCATGTTAGGCAAGGTGAATTGGGCATGATTAAACCAAATTCAAGTTATCCCGGTAGTCCAATAGAATCAATGGCTGATATGCTTGCTGGAAAATACATCAAGATATACGGTGAAAAGAATCACCATATTTTCCAATGAGACATAATGATACTTGACTTATAAATCATACTGTGTTAAACTACACAGATGATTAAATTACTTTTTCCATTACCCAAAGAGCTAACCGTTGCATGTAGTGGCGGAGTAGACAGTATGGCTGTACTAGATTTCTTGCGTAGAAATCATCAGGTTACGGTTGCCTTTTATCATCATAGCACAACAAACAGTGATATTGCTTACCAACATGTTGCCGAATATTGTAGTGAAAACAACTTACCTTTGTTTTTTGGAAAATTAAACGAATCTAAACCAAAAGAATTAAGCCAAGAAGAATTTTGGCGTAACAAGCGTTATGAGTTTCTTAGCGGATTTGACACCGTAATTACTGCTCATCATTTAGACGATTGTGTAGAAACATATCTTTGGTCTTCACTTCACGGTAAAGCAAAACTTCCACATAGATTTGTTCGTGGAAATGTACTACGACCATTTTTAACTACTCCAAAAGAAGAATTTATTTCGTGGTGTAAACGACATGATGTTAAATGGAGTGAAGATGCCAGCAATAAAGATATTAATTTTACTAGAAATTATATTAGACATGAATTAATGCCACACGCATTAAAAGTTAACCCGGGACTAAGAACTACGGTTAAAAAAATTGTTGAACGGGGTGGTTAAATTAAACCTAGTATTGCACTATTCATGAACCATCCAGAGTGCAGTGCATTGTGCTGCTCTGGAATGTATGAAGCACTATCATGCGATTTTAATATCAATATATTGCCCTTTAAAGATGTTAAATTAAAAAAACTTAAAAAATATCACATCGTAGCCTTTCCAGGTGGAATCGGCGATAGCGATTCTTTTGAACATCTGCTTAAAAACCGAGCCGATGATGTTAAAGAATATATAGATAGTGGCGGTAGATATTTAGGTATTTGTATGGGCGCATATTGGGCAGGCAAATACTACTTTAAATTGCTCGATGGTGTAGAACCTGTACAGTATATTAAACGCCGTAAAAGTGATATTAAAAGAAGTTATGGAACTATAGCAGATGTACTATGGAACAATGAACCGCAGTCAATGTACTTTTATGACGGGTGTGCATTGATTGGTGATCATGACAAAATGAATGTTGTATCAACTTATTCAAACGGTGATCCAATGGCTATATATCAAAAACGAATTGGTTTAATTGGCTGCCATCCTGAAAGCATGCCAAGCTGGTATGATAGACCTTATTTACGGTCATATTGGCATGATTTTGCCCATCATAAACTATTATTAGCATTTGTCAACACATTAATGAAAGCGTAAATGACCGTAATTACGCAAAAAGTTTGACTTTGTTACGCACATACAGTATACTAAATTACTTCACAAGGAGAATCTATGACTGCACGAACTTTTAGCTCAGAAGCAAAACTTAAGCTGACCCAAATGATCAATGAAGGCATGGCTACCATGCATGAAATTGATACGTTAAACGGTGGATTGAATGATACTATTAAAGCGGTAGCTGAAGAGCTAGAGATTAAGGCTAGCACATTGAAAAAAGCAGTAAAAATTGCACATAAGGCTAGTTTGGGTCAGACTAACAAAGACCATGACGAACTCAATACGATTTTAGAGACGGTTGGTAAGACTCTATGACGAATCGTCATATTGATGAATACTGGGCAGAAGTAGGTACATACAATCCTCTCAATATGCATAGGCAGGAACACGTTGCTGTTTTGGCTAAAATTTGGATTGAAGACAGCCCTGTACTAGAAAAGCACAGAGAGAAATTAACTGAGCTATTCTACAAATCACATGGACAAGTATATCAAGATATGTTTGTATTAATGTATCTTGGGTATAAGACCAATGGATACTTTGTAGAGTTTGGTGCGACTGACGGATATGATATCAGTAATACCTATATCCTAGAAAAGGATTATGGTTGGTCAGGTATTCTAGCAGAACCAGCAACTCAATGGCATGAAAAATTAGCACAAAATCGTAATTGCCATATCGATCACTCAGTGATTTGGCGTGCAAACGAACCAGTACTATTTAACGAACGTGAACGAGGTGATGCTAGTCTCGCAGTAGAATATATGGGTAGTGTCACTGAACCATGGAGTAATGATATCAAAGAACAATACGAAGTTTCAGGTATCACATTAAATAATCTATTGGTTAAGTACAATGCGCCCAACGACATTGATTATATCTCAATGGATACAGAGGGTAATGAGATTGATATCCTCGAAACATTCAACTTTGACAAGTATAGGGTAAAGTTCTTTACTGTAGAGCATAACTACAGAGAAGATAATCGTAACAGAATTTACCAATTGCTAACTAGTAAAGGTTATGATAGGGTATTGATAGACTTGTCTCAGCAAGATGACTTTTACGCATTAAAAGAGTATAATAATATCTAATGAGTTATATTGACGCGATCCACGATAGAGATAGCGACCGAATTTATGTGGTCGAAAGAACTCCTGAAGGTAAACGAACCTATCAGGAATTCTCTGCCAACTATATACTGTACTACAGCGATCCTAAAGGCAAGTATTGTAGTCTTTATGGCGATCCTGTCAGCAAGTTCTCCAGTCGCAAGCGTAGTGAGTTTGAAAAAGAACGTAGAATCCATTCAGGCAAAAAGTTGTTTGAAAGCGATGTTAACGTTATCTTCCGCTGTCTTAGCGAAAACTATCTTAAGGTAGAACCCCCAAAACTTCATACATGCTTCTTTGACATTGAAGTTGACTTTGATCCCGAAAAGGGCTTTAGTCCTACTAGTGATCCATTCAATCCAGTAACTGCTATCTCAATGTATTTGGATTGGCAAGATACATTGGTAACATTGTGTATTTCACCTAAACACATGAGCAAAGAAACAGCACAAGAGATTACTAGTCAATTTCCTAACTGTTTGGTCTTTGACAACGAAAAGGATATGTTTGATGTATTCTTTCAGTTGATCGAAGATGCTGATGTTCTCACTGGTTGGAACTCAGAAGGATACGATATACCATATATGGTTAACCGTGTTACTAGAGTAATGAGTAAAGATGATACCCGCAAATTTTGTTTATTGGGTCAAATGCCCAAACCAAGAACATATGAAAGGTTCGGTAAAGAAGAACAAACATATGATTTGATTGGTCGTATACATATGGACTATTTGCAATTGTATAAAAAATACAATTATGAAAGTCGCCATAGTTATAAATTAGACTCTATCGGTGAGATGGAAGTAGGTGAAAACAAAACACAATACGAAGGTACTCTTGACCAGTTGTATAACAAAGACTTTAAAAAGTTCTTAGAGTACAACAGACAAGATACAATGTTGTTGGTTAAGATTCACAACAAACTAAAATTTTTAGATTTGGCAAATGCTCTAGCACACGAAAACACTGTTCTATTGCCAACAGTAATGGGCTCAGTTGCAATGATTGAAATGGCAATTATGAATGAAGCCCATGAGCGTGGTTTAGTAGTCCCTGATAAAAAACGAAAGGAAGGAAGTAATGATGAACAACAAGCGGCAGGTGCCTATGTTGCTACGCCCAAAAGGGGCATTCACGAATGGGTCGGAGCAGTTGACATTAACAGTCTTTACCCGTCAGCAATCCGCGCTCTTAACATGTCCCCAGAGACCATTGTCGGTCAGGTTAGACAATCACTCACTAACCAATACATGTATGAAAAAGGCAAGCGCTTAGCCAATGAAAAGAAAAGGGCTAAAGAAGATGACGAGGCAGTAACTGGTAGTATTCTATGGGAAGGCTTGTTCGGCTCATTAGAATATACTGCTATCATGAACCAAGAACGCGGTACAATGCTTACACTTGACTATGAAGACGGTCGTAGTGAAGATATGAGTGCAGCAGAGATTTGGAAACTAATCTATGATAGTCACAAGCCTTGGATACTTAGTGCAAATGGTACTATATTTAAGTATGACCAAGAAGGCGTGATCCCCGGACTACTAAGTAGATGGTACAGTGATCGTAAGGTTATGCAAAAGAAACTTAGAGAATCAACTACCGACGAAGATAAAGAATATTGGGATAAACGTCAATTAGTGCGTAAGATTTTGCTTAACTCGGCATATGGCGCATTGTTGAACGAACATTGCCGTTTCTATGACAAACGCATTGGCCAAAGTGTTACTCTAAGTGGTAGGCAAATTGTTAAGCATATGATGAGTACTATCAACGAGACAATCACCGGTGAGTATAATCATGATGGTTCTGCAATCGTATATGGAGATACTGATAGTTGCTACTTTAGTGCCTATGATAGTTTACAACCACAAATAAAAAGTGGTGAACTGGTTTGGAATAAAGAAACTTGTATTGGCTTATATGATGGTATTGCCGATCAAGCTAACGAATCTTTTCCTGCATTTATGGAACGAGCATTTCATGTACCAAGAAAGAATGGAGAGATTATTAAAGCTGGTCGTGAATTAATTGGCGACCGTACTATTTTTATTACAAAGAAAAGATATGCTATCAATGTCTTTGATAAAGAAGGTAAACGTAAAGATGTAAATGGTAAAATGGGTGATGTTAAGGCTATGGGCCTTGATTTGAAAAGAGCAGATACTCCCAAATATATTCAAGACTTTTTAATGGAAGTATTGTGTATGGTAATTCAACATGGTAAAGGTCGCGATGATATAATCGAAAAAATCAAAGAATTTAAAAAAGAATTAGGTAAACAAGATAGTTGGACTAAAGGATCTCCTAAAGGTGTAAATAAACTTACCAAGTATGGAGATCTAGAGGCTAATAGCAAAACTGGTCGTGCTAATATGCCCGGACATGTTAGGGCAGCATTAAATTATAATTACTTACGCAGAGTCAATGGCGATAACTATTCTATGAAAATTGTTGATGGAATGAAAGTTATTGTTTGTAAACTAAAACATAATGCATTAGGCTTTACAAGTATTGCATATCCAACTGATGAATTAAGATTGCCCGCTTGGTTCTGTGAACTTCCTTTTGACGATAATGAAATGGAAAGAACATTAGTAGATGAAAAGATAGAAAATTTACTAGGTGTATTGGGTTGGGATTTGCGTAGTAATACCGATATTAATTCTACATTTGAACAATTATTTACATTTGG